CTACTGAAGTTAATAGAGGGTAGTGAAGCTGTTATTAAAAATCCAGAAGGAAAGAAGGTTAAGATTGATACAAGTAACATTCTGTTCATTCTAGGTGGTGCCTTTGCAGGTATCGAATCATACGTGGAAGAACGTAAGGAGCCAGAAGCCAATGGCATAGGGTTCTCTGCTACGGTCACGAACCCGGAAAAGAAACGTAAGCCTAGAATGCGCGATGTTACTGTAACGGATCTTAAAGACTTTGGGATGATACCTGAGTTACTCGGTAGGGTTCCTAACATAGCTAAACTGGAAGCGTTGAGCGTTAAGGATCTGAGGAGGATTCTAACAGAACCTAAAGACTCTATCGTCAGCCACTATGAGGAATTGTTTAAGCTAGATGGATCAACTATTGAGTTCACTAAAAAGACCCTTAATAAAGTTGCTAAACAAGCGCTGAAGGAAAATACAGGAGCTAGAGGATTACAAGCAATACTTGAAAAAGAGTTGATGGATTTAATGTTCGAGGCAGAAGCTGATCAAACATACATTATATAGGAGTTTACCATGCGGCCTACTTACGAAGTACACGAAGCACATTATGATAGCGTTACAGCCTACCGCGTTGTGTCTGTTACACCGGACACCAACGAGTTATCGACTGTACATATCTATGAGAACGAGTTTGACGCTAACCTTATGGCTGGCATTTTAAATGAACAAGTGTCTGGAGGATTCTATAGTGAATAAAGAAGGGCTAGATGCAATCCTAAAAAAACATAAACTGTGGATAGATGATATGGAAGGCGGTGAACGTGCCCCTCTATATTGTACTGACCTAAGATGTGCCAATCTAAGCGGTGCTAACCTGATCGGTGCCAACCTGATCGGTGCCAACCTTGAAGGTGCTGACCTACGTGGTGCCGACCTAACTGGTGCCGACCTATGTGGTGCTGACCTAAGAAGTGCGGACCTAAGTGGTGCCAACCTAAGCGGTGCTGACCTAATAAGTGCTGACCTAAGCAGTGATCGACTAAGTTATGCCCGCTTGAGAGATGCCAACCTAAGCTCTGCCAACCTAATGGATGCTAATCTAAGCGGTGCTGACCTATGTTGTGCCAACCTAAGCGGTGCCGCCCTAAGGGGTGCTGACCTGAGAGATGTCAACTTTAGGTTTGCCAACCTAAGAGGTGCCGACCTAATGGATGCCAACCTGAGAGATGTCAACTTTAGGTTTGCCAACCTAAGTGGTGCCAACCTAAGCGGTGCTGACCTAATAAGTGCTGACCTATGTAGTGATCGACTAAGTTATGCCTGCTTGAGAGATGCCAACCTAAGCTCTGCCAACCTGATGGGTGCTTACCTAAGCGGTACTGACCTATGTTGTGCCAACCTAAGCGGTGCCAACCTGATCGGTGCCAACCTGATAGGTGCTGACCTAATAAGTGCCAACCTAACTGGTGCCGACCTAAGTGATGCCAACCTAACTGGTGCCAACCTAAATAACACTAAATTTTAATAGAGGATTCTATAGTGAATAAAGAAGAGCTAAACGCAATCATAGAAAAACATCAAACATGGTTAGATGGTGGGGAAGGTGGTGAATGTGCTGACCTAGTGGATACCTACCTGAAGGGTGCCAACCTAATGGATGCTAATCTAAGCGGTGCCAACCTATACGGTGCTAACCTAAGTGATTCTTACCTAAGAGGTGCCGAACTAATAGGTGCTGACCTAAGAAGTGCTGACCTAAGTGGTGCTGACCTAAGTGATGCCGACCTAGTGGATGCCTACCTGAAGGGTGCCAACCTAATGGATGCTAATCTAAGCGGTGCCAACCTATACGGTGCTAACCTAAGTGATTCTTACCTAAGAGGTGCCGAACTAATAGGTGCTGACCTAAGAAGTGCTGACCTAAGTGGTGTTGACCTAAGTGGTGTTGACCTAAGTTATGCCAACCTACGGGATACCAACCTAATAGGTGCTGACCTAACTGATGCTGATCTAATTAATGCTTACCTAAGAAGTGCTGACCTGAGAGGTGCCAACCTAAAAGGTGCCGACCTGACTGGTGCTGACCTAAGAAGTGCTGACCAAATAGGTGCCTACATGATGGGTGCTGACCTAAGAGGTGCTGACCTAAGAGGTGCTCATTTAAATAACACTAAATTTTAAGGGAGGACTCTATAGTAAATACACAAAACTGACTAGAGGAATAAATGAACAGCTCAAAATACACACCAAACAATTGGGTTATAATTAAAGTTAAAGAGACAGGCCTTTTTAAAGTTTTAGGGGGCTGGAGTGGAGGTTACCTTGATGGGGACTATTGGCGTTTAAACAGTGGTATCATTAAGGTAGAACTTGATGGTAACTATTGGCTGTTTTATGGAAACAGTGGATCAATATATAAATGCCACAAAGATTCTTATCGCCTTAGTCACAATACTTCAGGTATATACCGACAACTTGACGAAGAGGGACTGGTTGACTTATTAGATGACTGTGAGGACTGGTTAAATTTATTAGAGGCGGAAGCACCGGAGGAGAAATGAAGGACAAGGTAGCTGAATATTACGAAAAGAACTACAAGGCATTGGTGAAGAGAGCACGTTCCCGTCTTGATAACCCTGATGACGCGGAGGAAGTTGTGTCAGAGGCAGTCATTACTGTTCTACGGCAAGTTACTACAGGGGCTTTGACGGAGGAAGATAAGATACCTAACTTCTTTACTACAGCCCTTAAGTCTAGAGCGTATGACCTGTATCGGAAGAACGTCCGTATAGGTGTTAAGGACGAGATTATAGAATCTGGTTTAGTATCCGCCCAACAGTTTGAGGAGGACAGCGGGCCAGAGGCCGTTTTGGAGGCGGAGGAAGAGTCTAGGCACTTGGTGGAGCTAATTGATATAGTCCCTAGCGAAAAGAAACGTAAAGTGTTAACACGGAGTCTGGTCTATAGCCAGAAAAACAGGCAGATTGCTGAAGAGTTAGGTATCACCCCGCAAAGGGTTAGCCAGATCTGTGGTTCTTTTATTAAGGAATTTGAGTACACATAGAAACATATCTATAGGAGGTTGTTTTGAAAGTATGCGTAGCTGACTTAGAAGCCAATGGTCTACTACAAGAAGCTACGGTTGTCCACTGCGGGGTGTTCAAAGACATTAACACTGAAGAGGTGTTTAAGTTTAAGAATACTGAAATTATAGCAATGCTACAGTTTATGGACACCGTTGATGTGCTCATAATGCACAACGGGATAGGCTACGATTGGCCCCTGCTAAGAAGACTGTACGGCTATGAGTTCAAAGGTAAGAAAGTTGACACGCTTATTATGTCAAGACTTCAGTTCCCTGATCGTCCCCGTCCTTGGGGGATGCAATCAGCAGCTGGGCCACATAGCGTAGAAGCTTGGGGTTACCGTTTCGGTCGGTGGAAGCCGGAGATTGAGGACTGGTCGCAATACACACCAGAGATGATGCACCGCTGTAGCGAGGATGTAGAGATACAGCACTTGATATATAAGGAGTTGATGCAAGAAGCTAGAGGGTTTGAATGGCGGCCCGCATGGCTGTTGAACTTTAAGCTATTCGAGGTACTCCAACGACAGGAAGAGTACGGCTGGTTAGTTGACAGGGAACATATGGACCGTTGCCAATACTTTTTAACTAAATGGATGGATAACCTGCGTGGTGCTATAACCCCTACACTTCCTATGGTATTGGAGGTGAAGGAGACTAAGAAGGCTGGGATATACAGTTATATCAAATCCCCGTTCCTTAAGTCAGGTAAGCCTAACGCCCACGTAGTCAAGTACTGGGGAGATGACGTTCACCTAATAGCCGGTCCCCACAGTCGTGTACAGTTCCGTCACGTATCTATGGACAAGGACAGGGAAGTTAAAGACTATCTTCTCTCGATAGGTTGGATACCTGCGGTCTGGAACAAAAGTAAGAAGACAGGAGAGAGAACTGGCCCTAAGTTAAACGCGGACGATCCGTTCGAGGGTGTTACAGGAAAGATTGGTAAATCATTAGCTAGATACGTAGTGTTCAAGGATAGACACTCGACCATAAAGGGGTGGATGTCACGTACTCGCCCTGACGGGAGACTTGAGAGTAGAGTATCAGGGTTGGCGAACACAGGGAGAGCGAGACATGCCAACATCGCTAATGTGCCGAACGTAGACACTTTCTTCGGGAAGTGGATGCGTAAATGCTTCATCGCACCGGAAGGAAGGGTGCTAATAGGCTGTGATGCAGGGGGTTGTCAAGACCGTATGCTTGCACAGAGGGCTAAGAACCAAGAGTTTACCGACATGCTGCTTAACGGAGACAAGGCGTTAGGCACTGACGGCCATTCTCTTGCTATGAAGGCGGTAAATATTGCCCACAAAGCTCATGGACTCGCTCCAGTGGTCCGAGGAAAGGCGAAGAACTACAACTTCGGTTGGAAGTTTGGGGCGTCTGACGGGAAACTCGGAGAGATGGGTGGAGGGGGCGAAGACGCAGGGATGTCTATCCGCAAGGAATTAGAGAAAGTCTTCCCTGCACAGGCCGCTTTGGTTGAAAGACTGTCTGATGAATGGAGAGGTAACGCTCATGTAGAAGAGAAGTGGGGACGTAAAAGATATAAGAACGGATGGATTAGAGGGTTGGATGGAAGACCTGTCTTCATCGAATCTGAACACGCGATTCTTGTATACGTACTCCAGTCCGACGAGGCTATAACAATGGCTGCCGCTTATGTCATGCTCTATAAACGCTTGCTAGCAGCAGGGTTTGAATGGGGCAAAGATTGGGCGTATGTTTGTTGGTATCACGATGAATACACTATTGAGTGTGAAGAGGAACATGCTGACAAGATCAAGCAGATGGCAGAGCAAGCTATTGTTGATGCCGGTACGTTCTTTAAGCTAGACCACTGTCCTCAAGTTGGGGACGCGGAAGTAGGTAAAAATTGGTATGAAATACACTAGGAGATAAATATGGCACGTAATGCTAATAACGCACCAGCACCGACTGGTAACAAAGTAGAACAGAAAGCCCTTGACGGAGCTTTCCCCGCTCGTATCGTTCAAATTGTATTCTTAGGAGTACAAGAGCAGCGGGCTTATCAAGGCCAGCCTAAACCCCCATGTGACTCAGTACGTATTACGTATGAGTTATCACACGAGTTTATGGCCGATGAAGAAGGTAACGAGGTAGAGGATAAGCCTCGTTGGGAGTCAGAGACTATCCCGTTCAAGGCGGCTAGTCTTGACTTAGCCACAAGCACTAAGCGATTCAAGGCTTACCGTCCCGGAGTTACTAGCTTGAACGAGTATGTCTGGGATAGCACCCTGCTAGGTACAGCGGTACAGCTTACTATGAAGTCCCGTACCGTGAAGGAAGGTGCCCACGCAGGCCGTACCTTCAACGACGTCAAGGGTGTTACACCAGCGGCTAATATGCCGGGCTATACACAGCCTGACTTGGTTAACCCCGCCCTCTTCTTCGATCCTGAAGACGATGCGGTAGATGCGGCGGTGTTTAACGACCTGCCTCAGTGGTTACAGGATGAGATCAAGAAAGCTAATAACTACCAAGGAATGCCTTTATACACTGCCTTGAAAGGGGGCACAGCTCCTGAGAAAGCTGATAAAGCGCCGGAAGCAGTTCCTGAAGCCCCTTTAACGGAAGGCGGTAAAGATGCAGACAATCCCTACTAAGCTAGAAGCTAAGGAGTGGAACGATCGGTTTACTGATGAGAGGGTTGCCCATATTGGGCAGCCTGCCACTTCCCCGTGTATTAAAGAACTATGGCGCACTACAGACATAATCTGGGGTGGAAGATCCACACAGATAAACCCTGAAGGTGATGTCAGGACTGTTGACACAGACGCATTGTATAAAGGCGGCAACCTAAAAGCTAAGTATATAGGCAAAGGTATGACTGAAACCGCCAAGGGTGTGTTCACGCTGATGGAGGAAGAACTGTGAAGGCTTTAGTAGACGCTGACATGATTAGGTACGCCCTAGCTTTTGCTTGCCAGAAGAAAGAGGAGGACGGAACGATAACGGTAGCCGATGAGGGGTCATGGAAACACTCTGTTAACATGTTCATCAAAAGCGTTATGAAGAACAGCGGTGCTACGGGATACCCTTTGTTATATTTAACAGGTAAAGGAAACTTCCGTGAGAAAATTGCTAAGAAGAAGGTCTATAAAGGGTCGCGCAAAGAAGAGAAACCGTTGTTATATAACGACATCACGACCTACCTTATCGACAGTTGGGGTGCCCAAGTCGTAGAAGGTATGGAAGCGGATGATGCTATGGCTATTGAGCAGACATCTGATCGAGTCGCTACTTGGAAAGGTGCTATGGGGCTGGAGCTAGAGGAGAAGGATGCTCTAACATGTGGAACTATAATCTGCACCAACGATAAAGACTTACGTATGGTGCCCGGTTGGCATTATAGTTGGCCTGTCGGTGAGCATATCGGCGAGAAGGAGCCTTACTTTGTGCAAGGGAAGGGTGAGATCGTTCCTAAGTACCATAAGACGAAGACATACAAGGACGGATCTCCGCAGCTTGTTAGGTGCGACTGTACCGGATACAGTTTATTTTATTATCAGTTAATAGTAGGAGATTCAGTAGATAATATTCCCGGTGTACCGAGGGCTGGTCCACGTAAGGCGTATGAGACGTTAAATACTCTCGACACAGAGCTTGAAATGTACAAGGCTGTATATGAGTTGTATGAAGAGAAGTACCCTGAGAACGCCTTAGAGGAGCTTCTAGAGCAAGCTTATCTATTGTGGATGGTCAGGGAGCTAGATAAAGAAGGTAACCCCGTTATGTGGGTTCCACCGATAGGAGAGTAATATGGAAGAAACCGAAGTATTGTACGAAGCCAGCTGTAGCCTCGACCCACAAGACAGTGTAACTATTGAATCTAATGGGGAGATTACAGTTAACTTTAAAGACCACATGAACTACGGCGTTAAGCTAGATATGGTAGAGATGCGAGAGTTCGCAAGTGCCTGTGTTAAAGCCGCTGACGTCTTAGAGAACAGCTACCGCTTAATATACGACTATATAGATAAATAGGATCTAATATGGACGAGGAAGATGGTAAAAAAGATGACGATAATGTGCTTAAATTCAAGCCGCGTGTACCCCCAGAGGCGGAGGCCCTGTGCTGCCCTGAATGTGATTGCCCGTTCTGGTCTGTTGACGAAGAACGGGTAGTAAGGTGTGGGTGGTGTTATTGGGAACTAGATGGCGAGGAAGAGGATGAGTGATAAGCCCTACAACGACGGAGAATGGACACAAGGGCGTATGGACAGTTTTATTAAAGGGTTGATACGCCAAGGGCTGACCAAGTGGGGACCAAGACACGAATGTATTAAGCGTGCTAGAGTCCGGCGTGGTTGGTATAAATGTGACGGGTGTGGTAAAGAAGTTCCCGCAAGTATTAAACGGGAGCTTAAAACCAAGCCCGGCGTATGGAAGAAGGTTAAGAACATATATGCCGACCACCGTAACCCTATTATAGACCCAGCCGTAGGTAGACGTACATGGGATGAAGTCATAGCCAGAGCTTTTGTAAATCTGGATGAGTTTGATGCCTTGTGTTACGCTTGTCACGAAACCAAGACAGCCGAAGAAAGAGCTATAGCCACTAAGAGGAAACAAGATGAGCGAAACAAGAAACTATAAAGGCTACTCGATGTTTGATGATGTAGAAAATAAAGAGCTACAGGCTTACAACAGAGCGGTAGCCATGCGTAATATTAATACGGACTTAGGTAAGGAGGATGTTAAGGAGTATTGTCACATGCTGACAATGCCTGATAAACTTAATGCTGTACGAGAGTTAGCGAAAATAGCGGGGATGGCGTAATGGAACATGAAGAGACAAACTATATTAACCTAGCACTTGCGGAGAGACAAGGTTTGGATGAGGCCGCGATCAAAAAACTTAACAAGCTCCATGAGGAGATGCGGGAGCTTAAAACACGGTGGGCAGGGATTAAGAATCCTACCATCTGTGACCAAACCTGTGTTCTTATGGATGTTGAAGACATAGAGTTTGACATGCAAGAAACATGGGGTTTCAATCAAGATGCTGCGAGGCATACACACCGTACCTTCTTTTCACTACCTGACGGGAGAAAGTAACAATGGCAAGAGTTGGTATTATTGGAGATACACACGAGCCGTACTGTTTAGACGGCTACTTAGAGTTTTGTCAGGAGACGTTTGAAGCGTGGGACTGTGATCGGATCGTCCACATTGGAGATCTAATCGACCACCATGCTTTGTCTTTCCATGACTCAGAGCCTATGCTTAAGGGCATCAACGGGGAGCTGGAGGACGCGAGAGAGCGACTACAGCCTTGGTATGAGGCATTCCCTAAGCTACAACTGTGTAATGGTAACCATGACCTTATCCCAGCTAGACAGCTGAAGAAGCTCGGCATGGACGCCGAAGTATGGATGCGTCCTTTGCAAGAAGTGTACGACATGCCAAAAGGTTGGGAGATTGTAGATACAGTTACTATTGACGGGGTGCTATACCATCATGGATATACAGCTAACGGCGTCAACGGTTTCCGAAGGGATGCTGAACAACGTATGTGTAGAACTGTTACAGGACACGCCCACGGGAACTGCGGTATCTCTGCTAGTGCTAGCCAACACCGCCTTGTTTGGGGGATGGCTGTAGGCTGTGGGGTAGATGTAGACTCTATGGCAATGGCCTACGGCAAACACTTCTTACGTAAACCTATTATCGGTTGCGGGGTAGTAATAGAAGGCGAGCCTTATGTTAACTACATGGACTTAGGGGAAGATGCATGAGTTTAATCAGTAGAAAAGAGAGGGCTGTATATGATACGGTATTCCTTAGCGCTGTTCTGTCTTTAATGGCTTACACAGGCTTCAGGTTATACATCGTATACAGTGAAGGAACTAACTTAGCGTTGGGGTAATTATGTTATTAGTATTTACTTTAGCGCTATTTCAAACAATCACGTTTGCTGTGGCTTCAAGAGCACGTAACCGAGATCACTTTTCTTACGCATTCACAGCCACATTCGTAGGAAACATAGCATGGTTTATATGTTTCCGACAGATGGACATAGATGCTTGGGACACTGCCTTAATAGTACCGTATGCATTGGGTGCCGCTATTGGAGGAGCGATAGGGATGAAAGTCTCTATGATCTTGGAGAGAGCACTATATGCAAGCGCCGATAACCATTTGGAGGAGTTATGAAAGCATTAGATACGCAGGAAGGGGGGAGTCACTACAAAGACTTCCCTATACAGCCGATCGAGTTCATTACCAAAAACAACTTACCTTACTGTGAAGCTAACATAGTTAAGTATGCTTGTCGATGGCGGAATAAGAACGGCTTAGAAGACTTAAAGAAGATCAAACACTATGTTGATCTATTAATAGAACTAGAAGCACTGGAGGTGCCATTTTGAGTGAGTTTAAGAACGGGTTTGCTGAGAACATCTTTCAACACAAGTATGCTACATTCCCCGGCCAAACTTGGAAAGAAAAAGCTGGCGATATTGTCGATGACGTAACCCATAACCACTTGAATGTTAAGGATCGAGGAGACTTGTATGACGCTATACGGGCCTTCAAGTTCCTTCCCGGCGGCAGGTACATCTACTATGCTGGCCGTAAGGCACGGTTCTACAATAATTGTTTCCTATTAAAAGGGGAGGAGGATACTCGTGAAGAATGGGGCAGACTGTCTCGTAGGGCATCTGATTGTCTTATGTCAGGCGGGGGTATTGGGATTGATTACAGCGTGTTCCGGCCTAGAGGAGCGCCTCTCGGACGTACCGGAGGTACAGCAAGTGGTCCTATCCCTCTCATGCACACCATCAATGAGTTGGGAAGAAATGTCATGCAAGGTGGGTCTAGACGATCTGCTATATACGCATCCTTAAACTGGAAACACGCCGACGCTTCTGCCTTCCTTGTGGAGAAAGATTGGGAGAACAATGGCCCAGTATACGACATGTCTTGGAAAGAAATTAAGGAAGGTAACTACAACGCAGCTGCCCCTCTGGACATGACGAATATCTCGTTGAACTATGACAACGACTTCTTGTCGGAAGTATACGACATGACGTTCGAGGAGTTGTGTGACATATACTCTACAGAAGGGCTGTATGGCATCTATATGTTACCTATAGTAAACATTCCTGATAC